AGCATACTCAAAGTCGATACAATCACAGGGGTAGCCACGGCTGGGTCTATTGCGATTACCGGCGAGGGCAACTCGACTACGACGAATTTGCAGCAGGGGCTGGCAAAAGTTTGGATTAGTGTAACCAGCACTGTTTCAATACATGATTCACTTAACACTTCTTCAGGAACAGACCACGGAACTGGGGACTATAGTTACAATCTGACTAATGCATTTACTACTATTAATGGATATAGCCAGACAACGGCAGTTTTTACCACTGCGGCTGGTGCCACATGCACAAGAAATTCAGGAAGAGATGCGGCTGCTATTATTGCTGTAGAAGTTAGTAATGCGGCTGGAACATTGGCTGATGATTCGTTGAATACAACGGCACACGGAGACCTCGCATAATGGCTAGTGAACTGAGAGTAAACACCCTGAAGGATGCCAGCGGGAACAACAGCGTGGCTACGTCGGTTGTTGCCAGCGGTAGTGCAAAGGCTTGGGTCAATTTTAATGGCACTGGCACTGTAGCAATTCGAGATACTGAAAACGTATCAAGCATTTTAGATGAGGGTACTGGTGACTACACAATTAATTTTACCAACTCAATGTCAGATGCAAATTACAATCATGTTGCTGGAGGACAACAAGTATTAAGTGCCGCAAATAGAGAAATTAAAATTCCCGGGGACACAACTCCAACATCATCTGCCTTACAGTTATGGACATCAACCCACACATCAGGAAATATGGATTTCGCTTTTATAAGTGTTTCAAATCACGGAGATCTTGCATGAGTAAGGCAGCAGAACTCGCCGCACTGATTGGTTCTCAGTCGTCGTTGTCGAACAGGAACCTGATTATCAACGGTGCTATGCAGGTGGCACAGCGTGGCACAGCGGGGGGTACTGTAACTACCACTGCTGGATACCGTTCCGTGGATAGATTCAAAACAGATATAGATGGCTCTGGTGGTGGGGATTTTTCTCACGCTCAAGTTGAAGATGCTCCGTTAGGACAGGGTTTTAAACATGCTTCTAAAATAACAACTGTCACTCAAGCATCGCAACCAACCAGCGAAGGTAACAGGCATCAGTTTTATACTTTATTAGAAAAACAAAACACCTTTCACTTAGACTGGGGTACATCCGCAGCTAAAACCTGTACTTTGTCTTTCTGGGTAAAAGGTAGTGTCACAGGTACTTATGGTTTTTCGTTCGCACATTATGGCGGGTCTGGTGGCAGCACTGCATCTTACTATTACTATACAAATTACACGATTGATTCGGCTAACACTTGGGAGAAAAAAACAATAACTGTGACTGGCCCGACGGTTGGCGGCAATGAGAGGGCCAATAACACTTTTGGAACTAGAGTCGAATGGCTAATAGGTGTTGGCAGTGATGCTGAAACAGGTACATTAAATGAGTGGACTACCTCTAGCACATACCGATTAGCCCCAAACAGTGTTTATTTACCTGAAAATGCCGGTGCAACTCTATACATTACAGGCGTTCAGTTTGAAATAGGTGAACAGCCCACGCCGTTTGAGCATCGGTCGTTTGGCGATGAGTTGGCTAGGTGCCAGAGGTATTATGAAAAGTCTTATCAATACGGGGATGCCGAAGGAACAGGCACCGCAAACGGCGTTGTCGTATGTGACTCAGGCATATCTTCCACCGGCTCAAGATATTTTATCTTTTCGTCAAACGATTTCAAAGTCACCAAAAGGGGCTTCCCGACTTTGACTATTTATAGTCAAGACGGAACTGTCGATAATATTTCAAAATATAACGGTTCTAGCACTAAAGTAGTTGTGTCTAGTGTAGCGAGTGAAGTAGACGGTAGTTTAGGCAGCTATATACAAGGGGACAGTAGCGATACTTCTCAACCCTACGTTTTTCACTGGGCAGCCGATGCGGAGTTATGAGCATGAACGAAATGAACATTGAAAATGCCAAGTACACAGCAGGCGCAGAGGGTGATAAAAACGGAATTAAATCTACCATTGATGGCGTTCCAATGTACGTTCCTTTAGACCCGGCCAACCGTCACTATGCCGAAATCATGCGGCAACAGTCGGAAGGCTTGTTGACCATTGCGGACGCTGACTGATGTTTGCCGTAGGATCATTTTCACAAGAACCATTCGGCTTTCAAGATGGTTTGATCAAGGGTGATCCTGCAACTATGTCAGCAAACCTGACGCTGACTGCAAACTCAACCCGCATACGTCTGGCGGCTATGACTGTCAGCGGCATTGCAAGTTTAGCTAGTGCAGCTAGCGGCACACTGCTGGGTGTTCTTGGCACACTAAGCTCTAATCTCACACAGACTACAACGGGTCTGCGTATACGCGTTGCAGGAGTTGGCACTCTTAGTGTCGCTTCAACGCAAACATCTACGCCCACGCTTGTGGCATCGGCAGGGACTTTAGCTCTTGATACTTCAGTGGTACAATCAACAGCGGGTGATTTGAAATTTCAGGAGATCAACGCCGGAGAAACTGCCGAAACATGGACAGAAATCACGCATACGGGTGATACTTGGACCGAGATCAATGCTGGCACCACGGCAGAAACATGGACAGAAACGGTGAACTAAATGGCTTCTACATACACAGCTAACTTAGGTGTTGAAAAACCTGGATCCGGCGAACAGGCGGGCACCTGGGGTACAACTACAAACACAAACTTTGATATCATTGATCGTGCGATCAATGGTGTTTTATCTCTGTCCCTGACTGGAACTACAACAACTTTAACCACAACTGATGGGGCACTTTCTGACGGCGGCTACAAGGTTCTTGTTCTTGGCGGGTCACCTTCTGGGACGAACACAATTACGATTGATCCAAATGATCAAGACAAGTTGTATCTGGTAAAGAACGGGTCAGGAGAAACGGCGACTTTCACACAAGGTTCTGGTGGCAACGTATCTATTCTCGACGGCGAGACGGCATGGATTTTTGCCGACGGCGCAGGTAGCGGCGCACAGGTGCAAAAGGCCAGCTTCATACCCGACATTGTGTCGGACACTACTCCGCAACTTGGTGGGAATTTAGACACGAATAGTCACAATGTTCTTATTGATGATGCCCATTTCATTGGCGACGAAAATGGGAACGAGCAAATTATTTTTCAAACCACATCATCTGCCGTCAACCAGATTGATGTCACTAATGCCGCGACGGGCAACGCTCCTCAAGTATCGGCTACTGGAGATGACTCCAACGTCAATCTAAAACTGGCCGCAAAAGGAACGGGCAAGTTGGAGTTTGCTTCTGATCTTCAGGTCAACGGCACCACGAACAACTGGACTATTGAAGTGGATTCAGACGATCATCTGTTGTTTAAATACAACGGCACTGCTGTTTTTGCACTTCAGGATAATGGTGCGGTTATTGCCAAAGACGACATCACGGCGTTTGGTACGCCGACATAAGGAGGGTTAGATGGGCGTAGGCGGCGGCGCGGGTAATGCAATTTCTTTTTCAGAGTTACAGACCTTCTATGGCGGGTCTAATCCTATAAGCCTGTCCGAATACTACCGCAACGGGAGTCTTGTGCCGGGCGATCAAGTGGCCGCACAGAGCAACACACCGGGGTCATCGTCGCAAACAATAGGAGAATTTACGGCGACTGTTTCGGGTGTGCTAGGTAGCCCATCTTCAGCATCTATTAGCGGGGGTTCGAGTGTTACTTTTACCATAACTTCTACAACTTCTAGGGTAGTATTAACTTGCAATGGCGGTGGCACAGCCTTTTTTTATTACCGAAACACCCCTAGTGGCTCACTTGTAAGTATAGGTTCATTTAACATCGGTGGCGACAGCGACCCTGACGGCCCAATATCTGCGGCAGTCAGGGGGCCAAACTACGATTCAGCCGACGGGTCTGCGACTATTTCAGTGCCAGCAGGAGGCCAATTCATAGCGTCCGGAAGTGGTGGTGTAAATGTCACGGGCGGCACTCACATTACACGTCCCGGTCTTTTCGATGTTTCTTTTAGAAACAACAATGCGATTACCATCACTACAACTTCTGGGTCTACGGGTGGCGCACAGACCTATACGCAAAATCAAACCCGACAGGTGAAAAACGACTCCACTAGCGCTAGCTACACACTTGGGTACGACGCTATTCTGGGTAATACCAATGTCCCAGCTAGCGGCACCATCAACATGAATGTATTTAATGCGCCGGGGAACGCGACACCGTAATGCCTTTAACAAAGCTACAATTCAAACCCGGCATCAACCAAGAAGTCACCTCGTACTCTAACGAAGGTGGCTGGCGCGATTGCGACAAGGTACGTTTTCGTTTCGGGTATCCTGAAAAGATAGGTGGCTGGGAAAAGTTATCGTCATCAACTTATCTTGGATCTGCACGGGCTTTGCATAACTGGATCGCGCTGGATGGCTCGAACTACCTTGGTGTCGGAACACATCTGAAATACTACATTGAAGAGGGCGGTAGTTTTAATGACATCACGCCGATTCGCTCGGCTGCTGCGACCATCGACGCTAACCCTTTTTCCACTACTAACACCTCAACCACTGTAGGTGTTAAGGACACCGGGCATGGCGCTGTTGAAAACGACTTCGTCACGTTTGCGAACGCAACCGCAGTAGGCGGCGTTACTGCGGACACATTAAACGCGGAGCACAGCATTACTCGTGTGGTTGACGCAAATAATTATGAAATCACGGTATCTAGTGCTGCCACATCTACGGTGGCTAGTGGTGGTGGTTCAAGTGTCACTGCCGAGTATCAAATTAACGTCGGTCTAGACGCGACAGTTGGCGGCACCGGATGGGGCGCAGGTTTGTACGGCGGTGTTGCAGCCGGTGCGCTTGAAACCACTATCAACGAGGGTGGCACGTTCTCTGATTCCGACACCACGCTGACCGTGACGAGTGGCACGGGTATAGCCACCAATGACCTGATATTGATCGACAACGAGATATTAAAAGTCACTAACGTATCGACCAACGATTTGACCGTAACACGCGCACAGTCTGGCACAGAAGCATCAACACATGCCGACGGTGCTACCGTGACTTTGATTGAGGGCAACGCCAACAGCGACAATGATTATTTTGGTTGGGGTGATGCAGCATCTGGCGGTCTGACAACAACGACACAGATTCGTCTATGGTCACACGACAACTTTGGTGAAGATCTGCTGATCAATGCACGAGACAGCAACATCTTTTACTGGGACCGGACAAACAACCTGTCTGGTCGTGCCGTTGAGCTTTCGACACGCACTGGTACAAAAACAAGTGTTCCGCAAAAAGCAAAACAGGTTCTTGTGTCTGACCAGGATAGGCACGTCATCGTGTTTGGCGCGGACGGGTTGGGCGGCAGTTCTAGTGCCACGCAGGGTGATGGCGTACAAGACCCCTTGTTGATACGTTTCTCTAGTCAGGAAAACCCCATAGATTTTTTCCCGACATCCACCAACACTGCCGGTGACTTGCGGCTTGGTGCAGGATCCACCTTCGTACAGGCGGTTGAGACTAAGCGCGAGATCCTGGTTTGGACCGATACGGCCCTATTCTCTATGCGATTTATTGGACCGCCTTTTACTTTTGGCCTGTCGCAGCTTGCCTCAAACATCACGATCATGGGTCCAAATGCGGCGGTTTCCACGGAAGACGTTGTATACTGGATGGGAATAGATAACTTTTACATCTATGCTGGCCGCACCCAGCAGCTTCCATGCACCGTGAAGCAAAAAGTTTTTGGTGATTTTAACAGAGCAGAATCTGACAAGGTAACTTCTGGTATTAACTCTGAGTTTAGCGAGGTGTTCTGGTTCTATCCGTCCGCCAACGCCACAGATAACGACAAGTATGTGGTATACAATTATGGCGAAAAGGTTTGGTATTTTGGTGATCTAGCAAGAACAGCATGGTTGGATCGCGGAACACGGGCCAACCCGATTGCCGCAAGCAGTCCCCACATCTTCAACCATGAGATTGGTTTCGATGATGATGGGTCAGCTATGACTTCCTTTATCGAGTCCGCAGGAATAGATATGGGGGATGGAGACAAGTTCACGCACATCAGGCGTGTTATTCCTGATCTTTCTTTCTTGGGGTCAACAAATTTAAGCAGTCCACAAGCGGTGTTTACGATAAAATCTCGCAGGTTCCCCGGTGCATCGTTCGACAACACCGATTCTGGGACCACGATTGGTTCCATCTCGGGGGATGTTGAAACATTTACCGAGCAGTTGCACATTCGTTCGCGTGGCAGGGCATTTGCTGTTCGTGTAGAAAGCACGGCTCTTGGAACCAAATGGAAGCTGGGCAGTCCGCGTGTTGATATACGTCCAGACGGGAGACAGTAGTGGCACAGGTACAAAACCCACCACCCAGACTGCCTGAAGCTCCGACTGATTACGATCCGCAGTACATGGCGGACTTGCTCCGAGCTTTGGAGATCTTCATCTCGCAGGAAAGAACGCCTGGAGAGATGCGCGGCACAAAGTTAACACTAACGGATCTGCCTACAAGTGCGTCTGGACTGGAGACGGGCGCTCTGTATAATGACAGCGGTACTGTAAAGGTAGTGGCCTAATGGGACTGTTTAAAAACCTTACGAAAAGCATAGGCAGAATCGCACCCCTTGCAATCCCGGCGATGGTCGGGTTTGGCTTCGGTGGCAGCTCGATGAGTGGCATCGGTAATTTTTTCAGCAACATGTCCACAATGCAAAAGCTAGGTCTTGGCATTGGAGCACTAGGTCTTGCAGGGGGTCTTGGCCGTCAGGACTTCCGTTTTGAAGAACGCCCCGAGCCGGAAGGCAAAAACTTTGCAATGACTGGCCGTCTACGTGATGGTACTATCGTGCAGCTAACCGACCCGGATCAATTGAAACAATATCGAAAAGAAATACAAACACGACCAGATCCAAATGACTACATCGTGCCCGTTTCAGATATAAATTTAACGGGTGATAAGGTTGGCATCGCTACCATGATGCATGGTGGGGAGGTCCACGGACCAGGGACCGGTACATCTGATTCTGTACCCGCCCGTCTGTCCGACGGTGAGTTTGTACTGACAGCAGCGGCTGTCCGTGGAGCCGGTGGCGGAGATAGGGATATCGGTGCTGCCAGAATGTATGATATGATGGCCGAACTGGAGGCCCAAGCATAATGTCTGTAGCAACTCAATCAGTAACGACCAGACTGCCCCAATTTCAGGAGCAGTATATTGCAGATCTTTTAGCTTCGGCGCAGAACCTGTTCAAACCGACAGGCGAAGGTGGCATGGGCTTGACCATGCCGTTTGTTGAGAAGCAACTTGCTGGACTATCGGAAGGACAACAACAGGCCATTCAACAAGCTATGGGTGGCGTGGGTTCCTATTTGCCATATCTCGAGCAGGCGCAGGGGGCAATCGGAGAAGCCTCCAACTTAATGTCGCCTGATGCGTACAAGCAGTTCATGGATCCATATCTGGATGATGTGGTTCAACGAGCACAAGATGACATTGGAAGACAAGGGCAGATTCAGGGCCGGAGTGCAGACGCCGCCGCCGTCAATCAAGGAGCCTTTGGTGGGTCCAGGTCGGCGGTTCTTCAAGGAGAGATTGGAAGAAACACGTTAGAGCAGCAGGCCAAAACAGGTGAACGTCTCCGCAGCGCGGGTTTTACGCAGGCGAGTCAGTTGGCGCAGCAAGCAGCGGGGCAAAAACTGGCACAGGCTCAAGGTATTGCGGGTCTTGGTCAGCTTGGTCAGCAAATGGGCGCACAGGATATCAACACATTGCTTGGTGTTGGTGGTTTACAGCAGAATCAAGCGCAACAGGCTTTGAATGTCGCACAGGCAAACGCACTGGGGCAGCAGCAGCTTCCGTTCCAGCAGCTTGGCTTCCTGGGCGACATCTTCCGTGGTGTCCCGGCGTTGCAACAGCAAATATCTCAACAGTACACCCCACCGCCGAGCTTGTTGTCTCAGGGCATCGGGCTGCTTGGCGCAGGCTTGACCGGTGGCTTCTTTAACTCCGGTGGTGGGTATACCCCGGGCGGAGGAGCAACCCCATGATGCGAAGACCTCTTGATCGTCGGATGTTCGTTAGCCCGCAACAGCGCCGTAACATGGCGCGCATGCCACAAGGGATCTTGGCCTCCGGTCCACGGATCATGCAGGCTGCGATGCAACAGGAACCCGTTCGCATGTCTAACGGGGGTTTTGCGGACACTTACCTCTTTGGTCCGAACACTCCCCAGTTTATTCGTGACCTGCCAGGTATTATTTTTCCCGGGCTTCGTGACGAGGGCGACACCACGACACCCAACACAGGACAAAACCCTGCTCCCAGTGTCGATGGCTCCGGTCTTCCCGATCCGAACATAGATTCCGATCAGGCCGGGGACGTAAACTTCTCAGAAATTATTCCTGCTCCAGTCGGAGGAGCACCATACCCGCAGCCCGGTGCCATTAACCCCACAACCGGCAGGCTTAAAACACCGGATCCACGCACAGAAGAACGTCGGCAAGCCGCCGAAGACGCTGCGAAAAATGCTCCAAAGCAGGGCGATGGTGATGCTGTATCAGAGTACACCCAACGGTTGGACCAAATATTCCAACAGCTTGGTGGCAAAAACGGTGCGAAAAAGACAAGCGACCAGTATATAGATGACGCGATGGACTTGTTGAAGAAGTATGGAATTGAAAAGCCAGATTTAGACGCACGTAAAAAAGACCGTATTGTAGAGTTTTTCCTTGAGATGGCCGCTGGTGACAGCCCGTACGCGCTTGACAACGTGACCGCTGCGGCAAAAACCGCAGTCAAAGGTTTCGCGCAAGACCGCCGTGAAGTCGAGAAGGCGGAACAAGATCTTGCACTGGCTGGCATTCAGATGGGACTCGCGGATCAGACACGCGCCGAGGCATCCGCGCAGGCTGTGCTTCTGAAAAAGTACGACATATCGGGCGACCTTCTGAAAGAACTCAGCAAGGACACCAAGATGAACCAGATTCGTGGACTTATGGATCTTGGTGTTTCGGAAGAAGATGCAATCGGATACGTCTTCAAAGGTCAGAAACCATCTGTGTACATGGAGCGCTTCAACGGCTTTAAGTCGATGGGCATGAGCGATGGCTTGGCGAATGTTTTGGCTGCTGCCCCGGGCACTACTCTCGAAGCGCTACAGGACAACCCAGCGTTGGCAAAACAAATTGCCAACAGTATTCTCGAAGGTGGCGGCCAGTTGACTGCGGCGGACAAAGCATTGTTGAATTTGGATGCTGACTTTGGTGAACAAGTGAGAATCACTCGCTAGGGAGTCATGCCGTGGCAGAGCAAAGAGTTCTTCATAGAGGCAAATATGTTGTCTATGATGACGCCGAGTTTACTCAAGAAGAAGCGCTTGCTGAGTTTGACCGGCGGTTCCCCGAAAAGACTGACGACGAAAAGCTCGTAGCTCCGGAGCGGATTATTGATCCCGCCACGGAATCCGAAGGCGCCCTTCAAGAGTTTGTGGAGGGTTTAGGATCTGGTGCGACCAAAGCCGTGCAGGGTGTAGCCGAGCTTGGAGCCATGGGCATTGACTTTGTGTTTGATACGAACACGGTCCGAACTGTTAGCGAAGCAGGCGAAGACTTTCGCAAGGCAGCCGGTCTTGACCCCGTAGGAGTGGCTGGCACTGCCGGTGATGTTATAGGCCAGTTTGTTGTCCCGGGTCTGGGGGCGGCGGGAGTCGTGTCAAAAGTCACTAAGCTCGGCAAGCTGGATAAAGCGATTCGCTCCGCCGGTCGGGGCCGTCCGTCTGCTGCTGGGCCAATGCCCGCAAAACTTACCACCGCACAAAAGACAGGGCTTCGAGCGCAACAAGCTGGCGCTGCCGCAGTTGTTGATGCCATGGTTGCTCACGATGGCACGACCACCATCGGTGATTTTGTCGAGGGTGGCCTTACCATGACCGAGGAAGATATCGGTCTTAGCGGGCGTGAAGAAGTCTTTCGCCGTGCCCGCAACAAGGCTCGTCTTGGTGGAGAGGCCGGCGCGTTGGCGATGGCGTTTCCGTACTTGTTGAGCACCACGGCACTTGCTGCCAAGCCATTTATTTTTGCTACTGGCGAGGTACTAGCCCCGATAGCAACAAATACTCGCAGTGCCTTGCAAAGAATTTCTGAAGCCACGGGCAACAGTGAAATGGCGCAGAGTCTTGCGGCCATAAAAATCCCACGTCCAATCACAGCGATGGTACGGGCTGACGCAGACACTACGGTGGGTGACGCGTATGAAGGCGTCAAGGCACGTCTTCGTTTTCGCGGGAACTTATCACAGGAGGCTGCGGAACGCCGGTCCGCGATCCAGGGTTTTATCGACAGGCAAGCAAACGCGGCGGCCTACACAATCAAGGAACTTGAGACTGCCGTGAACAAAATCTTTAAGGGGGCGGACTCTGTAAACCTGAAGGACTACGGCCCTTTGACCCGTGTCGAAGCGATGAACGCGATATACGGGTTTCTTACAAAAGACGAAGGCTTCTTGACTAGCTCGGCAGTTCGACAAGCCGCTGCTCGTCGCGCCGCTCGAGGCGGTGGTGCGTTTGACCCGAACAACACAGAACACCTGCTTGAAGCACTGCCAGAATTTGCTCGTGCCCCGGCGTTAAAGATGCGACAGCAGATCGACGACCTGTCGATTAAGATTCTTAACAGTGACTATGGCACACAGAATGTCGGAGACGCTGTTCGTGACGAAATCCTGGGCAACCTCGGTAAGTATATGCGGCGGAAGTATCGGGTGTTCGACGACCCGGATTCTTATTTTAAGTCCAACGAGTACAAGAAAAACCGAAGAGAAGTTGCCCAATTTTTACGCGAGAACGAGAACACTGCTCGTGAACTTTACAACAAAGTTGTTGCAGAAGCGGGCGAGTTAGGCACTCCGATTGAAGCTGGTGGACAGGTAACTAATCGAGCGATCAACGAGTTGATCGATACGTTTGTTAACAAGTACCGCAACAGCGAAGGTTTCCTCCGCAAAGCTCCAAACCTCAACCGCACGGTTCAACAGCGGATGAGCACAATGATGTTCCGTCCGCGTAAGCTGGAAGAAGAACAGTTACGTAAACTGTTGGGGGAGATTACCGACAGTCCGTCCGAAGTGTTCACCAGAACCGTCGGGGAACTAGCAGAAACTATCGCTGTCGATAATTTTTACGGATTCATGCGAAAAAATCGTGGACGAATCCTTGAGGACGGCACTCGAATCGGCGGTGATGATGTGATAGACGGCACTGTCTATGACCGGTTAAGCATCGCGGACAAGAACCGTTATCAAATTATGGATCCCACAGAAACAGGTGGCGGGTTCGGTTCTCTGCGTTCTGCCCCGTCGGTAGATAAAGACGGTATAGTCTCGCCGGCAGAGTTACGCCTGTACACAAGCAAGCCTGTGTTCAACGACCTGACACGTACGACACGTCAGTTCGAAGGACTTAACCTAATCATCGCACCTTTTTTGGTGGGCAAAGGTTTTACACAAAAAGTAAAAACCGTTTACAGCTTGACGACACAACTTCGCAACGTCACTTCTGCCGCGCTGTTCGCCGCAGCGCAGGGTAACATCGGGCGTGGCGCAAACGTATACGAGTCTCTCAGCTTGGTGTTGGAAAATATCCGTAAGTCTTCGCCGGAAGACCGGGCAGCCTTCTTCCAAGAGTTGCAAGAACTTGGCGTGGTCGGGACACAGGCGCAACTTCGAGAGCTTGAGCGCACAATAGATGACGGCTTGGCCCGTATGTCAAATCGCGAGGTCGATGAGTTTGGTGTGTTCCTCGGGCAGTCAAAAGCACGGGGCAAGGGGCTACAGTTTTTGTCTTCCCTCGACAAGCGCGCACGTGATTTGTACCAAGGTGGCGACGACATCTGGAAGATTTATAACTTTGACTTCGAACGCAGCAAGTTAATCAACGCGTTTGGTGGTGATGTTGCTCGGGCGGAAGACTTTGCTAGGTCGCAAGGTGCCGACAGCCTTAACGCATATGCTGCCGACATAGTGAAAAATACAGTGCCGAACTACGAACGTGTACCGCAGTTTATTGAAGGACTGCGCCGGCTGCCTATTGGTAACTTCATCGCGTTCCCCGCAGAAATTATCCGCACGTCTTTCAATACATTGAACCGGTCTCTTGACGAAGTTCAACAGGGCAGGCGCATGATGGACGAGGCTGGCTCCGAGATGCGCCGGCTTCAGCAGTTAGACCGCGCAGCCCCAGAGGTACAAGAACAATTGGCGCAGGCCGCCGCGCAGCAACGAGCCGGTCGTAAACTACGGGACATCGGTAAGCGTCGACTAACAGGGTTTGCTGCCACAACCATGGTCGTTGGCCCAGCGGTGCAGGAAGCGGCACTTTTGGCAAATGATCTTACCCGTGACAGCATTGATGCGTTACGAGAGATTGCCCCGCCATGGAGTAAGAACAGCACGTTGATCCCAACATCGGTGGATAAAGATGGCAAGATCACGGGTTACGTAGACTTCAGTTACATTAACCCGTACGACTACCTGCGCCGCCCGGTAGCAGCGATTCACAACGCGATAGAACGCGGAAAAGAGCTTGATCTCGACACTAGCAATGTCATGTATGATGCTGTGAGCGGGTTTCTAACGGAGGTCGCCTCTCCGTTTGCCGAAGAATCAATTATCTTTGAGCGCCTTCAAGACATCACTACTCGAGGTGGCGTAACGCGCACCGGCTCCAAGGTTTACAAGAACCAGGATTCACCGGGGGAAGTTGCCTTCAAGTCTTTCGCCCACGTATTCGACGCATTCCAGCCTACAATTACGTCCGACGTTGTCAGTCTTATGCAAGTAAGTCCTGCATCGGGCGATGTGGAGTTTATTGTGCCCGGACGGTTGGGGGCCGCCCTGTTTTCTGAAGAAGGGTTGGACTCACGCGGAAACGTGCGGCAGCTTTCCGAAGAAGTTTTGCGTCAGCTAACTGGTGTGGGTGAAGTTAAAGTTACACCGAAGCTGGCATTGTCCTATCGGACCCGTGAACACAACAAAGATGCAAGGGAACCCCAGCAGAACTTTAACCAGCAGCTTCGAGTGTTTTCTAGGACCATTGAAGATCCACAACAGATAATTGAAAACTACCGTCAAGAGAATGAACGCAAGTTTAAGATCTACAACCGCGCTTTTCGGCTGATCCAAAACATGAAAGCGCTCGGAATGAGCGAAGCCGAAATCCGCAGTGCCGCCAAAGAGGAAGGTTTCTCTGGGTTCAAAGATATCGTGCAAGGCAGGTTTGAACCACTGAACATCGACCGAGGTATACTCAACGACATCGAACAATTCTACGAGAGCGTCGGTCGTTCTTCTGAATTTAATCGACGCGATCTTTTGCTCGAGTTGCAGGGCATCGAACGAGAGTATAAGCTACGACCGCTGACGGCGGAGGGCGCCGATGAGTTTTTCCAGAATCAGCGGCGAATGTCTTTCCGTGTCAATCCTCCACAGCAAGACGTAGAAGAATCAAATCAACCCACGGCGATGGATCCTCCACCAGCGCCAGTGGACACGGGAGCCGCTACTAATCTCCCTCTGGCGGCTCCCGTACAACCCACAACGGTGACCGCAGCACGGTCCACGATCCAGGATCCAAAGACGCAAGAGTTATTCGACCGTCTGCGGGGAGTAGGTTGATAATGTTTCGTTGGCTGCTAGACTTGTTACGTACACAGCATACCGGGGACATGAGTCGACACCGGGTGCACAGTGCCAAGTACGACGATCTTTGCATGTAGGGGGAACTCATGAACCTAGAACAGCTTCAACACGAACTTGCCATCGATGAAGGATGCAAGCTCGAAATTTATTTGGACCATCTCGGATACAAAACCGTGGGTATCGGTCACCTAATTACCGAAGATGACGAGCTATACGGGTTCGAAGTGGGCACTACGGTCTCTCAGGAGCACGTCGACGAGCTATTCTACGAAGACATCGAACGAACTGTACGAGATTGCGAAATATTGTACAACGATTTCAACGACTTGCCTGAAGAGGCACAATTGTGCATTGCGAACATGTGCTTCCAACTCGGGCGTCCGCGTCTAACAAAGTTTATAAAGATGAAAAAAGCGGTGGACAACCGAGACTGGGCCGAGGCCAGCCGCCAGATGTTAGATTCGAGGTGGGCTAAACAGACCCCGAATCGGGCGATGCGTTTGGCTCATCGGATTCAGGCGTTGGGTGATACATAAGATAGAACACATCGCAGTCCTTGCAGTGTAGGTTCGAGACGATGAAGTAGTCCTCCATGCCCTCGGTGTCGTGGTCACCACCCCAGATCACGTCACCGCCGCAGGCAAAACATTTCAGGTTCATCCTACCTCTCCCCAATTGTCGCCAAGCTCGGCGTCCACGTCGAACGGCACCTTCAAGTCTGGTACACAATTCTTCATGATATCTACAATTTTGTCAGATTGTTCACGAGAGTTCACGCTAAAACACAACTCGTCGTGAACTGTCAGCATTGGCACCAGTCCTTCTTCATAACACGTCACCATTGCTTTCTTGGTCTGGTCCGCACTTGACCCTTGGATCAGTCGGTTCAGTGCCTTGTAGGTAAACGCGCGGCGGATCATACCCTTGCCGCCATATTCTTTGACGGCTTCTTCAAGTGGCAGCGCACGGTTGTAGCCAAATGCTTTTGGCTCCCACGTATCGAACCGGCACTTGCGGCCAAGCCATGTGCGGATCACGCCCTTGTCCATCGCTTGGTTCATCGCCAGATCGGCCATGCCCTTCACGAAGGGCACCTTTTGGTGATACTTGTGCAACAGCCCCTCGGCGTCCTCCTTGGTGATGTCGAGAGTGCCAGCCAACTTCTTCCGGCCCATGCCATACATAATGCCAAGGTT